ATTAGTAGTCAAGGGAGGTAAATTCTCTATGACTGGTGCTAGCGGAGAAGAGCTGCTGTCAATAGTAGACGAAATACTACAAAAACTTACGACCACTACAGCGCCGGGCTACGGAGCACCTATAAGCACTGTAGCTGATTTTGCAGCAATACAAGTTAAATTAGCCACTATAAAAGAGTAATGAATGTTAGATAAGACTGAACTAGCAAAAGAGATAAATGACGCTATCGGAGCTACGGACGCAGAAGGCAATTCTATAGAGGTTACAGCTGAGATGGAGACGTACGCAGAAGCTATAATAACAACGTTGACTTCGGCTACATTTACACACTTATTAGTAGAAGGTACTACAGCTAACGGAGCACCTCTACAAGCTGGTAAGGCTGAGAACGGCTTATTCTTACCTCCTCTACTAGCTCCTACTTGGTTAGGGGTGATGCAGACAGGCTTTCCTACTGCCAACCCAGCAGAACTACTTAAAGAAGCTACTTGTTCTACTACATACCTCTCAGGAGCCTCTAGGATCAATTTTAAACCGGGTAACATAACGGGACAATGTACGAGTACTCCCAGCTCTCCAGGCCCTCTAGCGGCTGGCCAAGGCTCTCAAGGGACGTTAGATGAATTAGACGGATCAGACTGGAACAGTTCTTGTTTACCTCCTGACGGAGACCCAACACTTGGACAAAAGATACTCACTGCGATAACCGATTACATCAATAAAAACTCAGAAGCTAGTTACTTACCCAACACTGTTAATGGAGTGTGTCCTCCTGGATCAGGACCTCTTACAGCTGGTATAGGGTCTGGAGGTACGATTAAGTAATGACAACATCCTCAGAAGAAACACTTAACATAAGACTAGGGTCTGACACTAAGTTTCCTATCCAAGGTAGCTTCGAGCCTATCAAAGGTATGAACCTTTTGTTACAAGACATACAACTATTACTGTTAACCTCTCCAGGAGAGAGAGTTAATAGACCTCAATACGGAGCAGGCCTACGAGCGTTAGTGTGGGAAAATATAGACGCAGTAGTTCTAGATGGTCCAGGAATTATAAGATCAGCACTGGAAAAATACGAACCTAGAATTAACGTAATTTCCATTTCGGCAGACGCCAATAACAACACAGGCTTAGTGACCTTTAGCATAAGCTTCTCAGTAAAATCCACTGACACAAAAGTGAACTTAATATTCCCATTAAGAACTGGTACAGATCTATCGTTCTCTTAGACAAGGTAATCCATGACTACTAACAGTTCAAATAAAGATATAGATTACATTAACCGTGACTACGACTCCGTTGTAGATGCGTTAATTTCTTACGCCAACGTTAATTTCGGATCGTCTACTTCTGCTAACAGGTTGTGGACAGACTTCAATGCAGACTCCTTCAGTCGCAACTGGTTAGAGATTGTCAGCTTTGTTTCAGACTCTTTATATTTCTATCTAGACGTACAAGCAACTCAGTCATATTTACAGACAGCGACAGTCAGATCTGCCGTTGAGGATATAGCTAAACAGTTTGGATACACTACAGCTACTGCAACTTCTGCTACTGGAGATGTAGTATTTACTACGTCTGGAGCAGTGACTATTCCAAGAGGATTTAGAGTACAAGCTACTAATGGGGAACAGTTCTACGTAACTACTAAGATAGTAACAACTGCCGCAGGAGAGATACCAGGAACTGTAATCCAAGGACAAGAAAATGAGGAGACTTTTGCTGCAACCGGCCTCCAGAACGAAGAGTTCTCTTTATCTGGAAAAGGTGTTATAAGAGACCTAACTAACACAGTATCAGCTGACATTTCTCCCCAAGTAACAGTTAATGGAAACTCCTACACACTAGTTAATAGTTTTATTAGACATGACGGTAGCGATACCTCAGCAGTAACAGACTCCTTAGGAAATATAGTAGGAGGAGGAGGAAGAGTATTCTCCTTAGAAAAAAGAAGAGACGACTCTGAGTATATCAAATTCGGAGACGGAGTATTCGGAAGAAAATTAACATCTTCAGATAACGTAATAATTACTTATAGAACAGGTGGAGGATCTGCCGGTAACGTATCTAAAAACTCTTTGGTACAGTTAGTAGACTCTCTAACCAACTTAGATAGTGTCACAAACCCTGGAGATTTCTCTGGAGGATCTGACGAACAGACAATAGAACAATTAAGAGATCTTATTCCAGCCAGCCTCAGAACATTGGACAGAGCAGTAGCAGAACAAGACTACTCTGATATTATTGTTACAAATTTTTCAGAAGTATTCACAGCGTCTACAGAAAAAAACAGCACTGATCTTGGAGTAGACATAAACATATTCGTAGTCCCTCAAGGAGCAGGGATTACTAAGATTACTGACAACTCTCTACTAACCAATAGAATAAATAATTTTGTGGAGCTTAGAAAAACAGTCACAGTACAGTTCCAATTATTAGATGCATACGGTATAGACACGCTAATAACATTAGAAGTATTTATATCAGATACTACATCAAAGACAACTGTAGCCAGTGAAATTTCCACAGTAATTCAAGAGTTCTTTGACCTGAACTTAGGTGGAACTTCTGGAGCAGGTATAGGGTTCGCTGAGAATATTTTACTGAAAGATATTGGAGACCTAGTACAAGAGGTAGAAGGTGTAGACCGTTTCGAAATAAAGAGACTGACGTATAGACCTAGAATAGACCACAACACAAAAGGCTTCTTAACTGAATACCAAACTAGTGAAGTTAATATCTTCCCTAACGTTAGTGAGTCGGAGTGGCTCCTTGCGCCTGCAGGCCCAGTAGGAGAAAATGCAGGAGAGGTGCTATACTCTAACGATAGTTTAGTTGACTTTTCGTACGACCAAACTACAGGAAAAATATCATACGTATCTGAAGTAGATTTATCACAAGTTTCCTCAGGAGACACTTTCATCACTGGCGAAGGTTCTGCTGAAGTTAGTGAGATAGTAGTTCTTCCTGAAGCTGTAGGCCAGTTAGAAGAATCTAAGATAACCACATTATCAGACGAACAAGGTGTTCAAGAAATAACAAGCATAACTACTATAGCAGCAAGCCCTTCTATGGGATCTACTTATTTATTGTTACAGGATCTAGCAGGATCTGTAGCAGTGTGGATTAACGTAGATACTTCAAACACACAACCTATTCACGGAGCTGATAGATCTCTCCAACTGGCAATATTATCAGCAGATTCAGCCGACGATGTTGCTCTAAAGTTACAAATATTAATTAACGGGGACCCTGAGTTCACAGCAACAGTAGTGTCGTCCGTAGTAACTATAACTAACAACACAAAAGTAGACATAACAAACGCTATAAACGGTTCGGCAAGTACAGGGTTTACAATCTCTACAACTCAAGAAGGTGTTACCCCTGACTTCTTATCAGGTACTTACTTTGATATAGACAGTGATACAGGAATCAACAGAGTATGGTATAACGTTGATAGTGGGTCTTCCGCACCTTCAGCTGGAGGCAACACTCTACAGGAAGTCTCCATAAGCTCTAATGATACTGCAGAAGCAGTAGCAACTGCTACAGAGTCGGTACTAGCTGCAGCAGGATACACTACAGTATTGGTAGGAAACTTAGTAACAGCTACCGACGCTACTGACGGAACACGTGTAGACATTTCTGACGGAATTGTAGCAACAGGGTTCACTCTAGAAACTTCTATCCAAGGAGCTAACAATGATAGCCTTGGAGGAAAGTACTGGCTACTTAACAGTCCTCATAATAAAGGTACTTACCATATTTGGTATAACACTGGGAGTTCTGTAGACCCAAACCCAGCCACATCATCAGCAGGAGTAGAAGTTAGTATTTCAGGGATAGCAACAGCAATAGAAGTAGCTGACAATTCAGCAGCCGCCATAGCTTCATTTAATCTGTCTGAGATAACTTCCATAACTACTACCAACTCTAACACCCTTAACGGAAAGTATTTCTTATTACATGAGACTGCAGGGTCTGTAGCATTTTATTATAACGTTGCTGGAGGAACTCCAACCCCACCATTGAACATAGCTGATAGAACTCCTGTAGAGATTGTACTAGCAGCGAATAACTTATCAGCTAGCGATGTAGCAGCAGCTACACAACTAGTAGTAGACGCTGAAGCAACTTTCTCAGCAGTTAATACTCCTGGATCAGACGTAATAGTCGTCACTGGGTTTAACTCCTTTTTAGAAGACGCTAGTCCAGCAACATCAGGGTTCATTATCTCGACAATTCAACAAGGGATCAGCTTTTTAGCTGCTTCTGACGGTATAGATAAAGTCACAATAACTAACGTAGTTAGCGGAATAACTGACGATACTAAGGATGGAGATAGTAGTTTTACTTTCTCAACATCTACACAAGGAACTACTCACCAAAGACCTATAACTATTCAAGGTGTTAGTAACTTAGGAAACTATTTATACGCTGTGAGAGACTTAGTGATAAGTACAGACTTGAACGGAAATCCTGAACACGGTAACGTAATCAAAGGCGATACTTCCTACGCTTCTTTCAAATGCTATAAGAAGACTTTAGCTACAGCTTCAAACTTGTCTGTAAATAGTATTACGGACAATAACTTAGACCTATCGGTACTGAGAAGTACTGCTGCTTCTTTATCTACTAGAGTATTGCTAGACAACTCAAGAGTATTTATTGATGGTCAGTATGCTACTGGAGCATTCTTATTAATAGACTCTTCTAACAACATCTGGGATATTGTATCCAATACTAGCAACACCATAACTGTAGGTATTACTGCAGTCAGTGATGCAGGGGTTTCAACAGTAGCTACTGGAGATTATAAGATTGTGACCAGGTTGATAGGAAGTGAAATACTGTTCAACGGAGTTACTTTTGCAATACAATACAACAGCGACAATACAATATTCTCAATAGGTAGTCAACTATCACAGATAGGCACTATCGGAGACCCATTTGAAATAAGCGCAGTACAAAATAACTTAGGTAGTTTGGGAGTTGCGGCAGACTTAATATCTTTTAACGCCGCTACCAAGAACATACTACTTAATGGCTCTCCAGACTTAAGAGGAATCACAAGTTCTGATTTGCTTATTGACTCCTTGGGACAAGTGTTTAACATAACTGCCATAGACGGCAGAGTAAACTCTTCGACCCAATACTTAGCCACCAGTGCAACAAGCTCTTCTGTACTGAAGGGAGCTGGAGATGACTCTCAATTCGCTCAAGGGTTTAAAGTAGAGGATACTGAAGTGTATACTACAGTAAGCTTCAACCTAAAGAGAGAAGGAAATGTAATAGGTAATTTGATAGCTAGGATAGTAGCTGACGATGGCACAGGCCTACCAGACGTAACAAATTTAATAGCTATATCAAAGTCTCTATTAGTAACTAACGTTAGCGAAGACGAGGAGAAAGTACTATTCACTTTTACTACTCCTCCAACTCTATCCAGCGGCATTCAATACCACTTAGTATTAAGCGGTGATGCAGGATACCAAACTTCTCAAGAAACTGAGACAGTGACTTATTCTAACGCAGGTTTAGTAGGCTATTCGTACACTGCTATAGACTCTACTTCAGGACAAATAGCCTACGCAGGTTCCCCAGATTTATCAGGAGTACTAGCTAATAACTTTTTCAGAGATTCTACTGACACTTACTTTAAGATATTAACAGTGGACAACGTACTAAAACTACTAACTATCGCTAGCACTACTTTAGTATTACCTAGTGAAATAGTTGCAGTAAGCGCTGACGCATCTTGCTACGCTAAGGACAACGTACATATAACTTACGATGACACTAGCCCCACTTACGCAGATGGAGCTATGACAACTTTCGACGGAATTTCGAATTGGACGCTTTTCGGTACAGCAGACGCCATGTTCTCTGTAGAAGGACCTCAGTCAATAACAGTAGATAGTAACCTTACTCCACAGTTGGGAGAGGGTAGTACTATTAGTTCTAGGTACTATGACGATAACAACGAAGTATCCTTGGTGTTAGGTATCTCTAATGGTACTATAGTATTTGCTACTGATGTAAACGCTTACGGCAAAGGTACTGTAGAAGGAGTACCAAACAGTTCTGTAGATACTTTTATATTCAGAACAGCTAGATACTCTGACGACATAATAAACGTAAGGCTTAACGAAATTCCTCAAATCACAGCAGAGGATATTATCACTAATATATTTGGCGGTATCTCTTAATGACGTTGACTAGAAATTTTTTAGCATTGCCAGGACTTCCCAACGAAATAAATTTGAATTGGGATCAGCCAGAAGCATTTAACAATTCTACTGACGAACTGGTAATAGCTAGGACTGGATCACACTATCCTTCCGAGCTTGAGAATACTACATACCCTAACAGCAGTACTGATAACAGACCTATAGAAATTTATAGAGCTTCTGTAACTCAAGGTACCAGCACTAGTACTACGGCAGGTAACCTCACTGATAGTTCTGCTAACTTTCCTATAGCTCCAAAGCTTATTGGAAGATTGGTGAGAGATTGTGACAGTAAGGTCTACAGAATACTAGACAACACTAGTACGGAACTTACACTAGACACCACTGAAACTTCTCCGGTAGGACCTTACGTAATACTGGCAGACTTTCCCAAAGAAGCTCATAGCTTAAGAAGCTTTGCCTTCGACGTCAGGACAGAAGTTGGCGCAGGTTACGTTAAAGATTTGGTAACGATAACCAACGGACAGTTAGTATTAGTAGAATTTGTAGTGGACGAATTGGCCAACCTTATTCACGTAGACGGGGCTGGAGTAAAGAGAGTAATAAAGTCTAATACAGAGGACACAGTATACTTCTTTGACGTAACTACCCCTTACACTAGCGGAGTAGGAACCTCAATATTAAACAGCTTCGCCGGAAACACTTTACCACTACCTTATGTAGACTCTTTTAACACTGACTTAGAAGCTGGAGTTAGAATCGGCTCAGGATTAATAGACAATAAATATTATTACTACACAGCCTTCAACCAACCTGAAGGAACCAACGTAGCACAGGCCAAGTTCTCAAGTATAGACTCTATTGACTCCACACAAACTTCAGCCATTAGTGTTAAAGATAGAGACTTTGGAACACTGTTGTATAACTATTGGCCAGGAATAGTCAAAGACTTAGACACTACTGAGGATATAAAAGACTTAATGTCAGTCTTCGGATCTCAGATGCAAGAGAATCACGCTATTATAGATTCCTTTAAATTACAGGACACTTACAACGTACACGCTAACGCACTACCAGCATTAGCTGACCAGACAGGACTACCCACTATAGGATCTTCTATAGGGGTAGACACTCTACGAAGAATAGCAAAAGATATGATTCCCTGCTGGCACCTTAAAGGAAGTAAGGAAGGTATTGGAGTATTCATCCGTAAGATAACTACTTGGGATATTACTGACGGTACTGGGGATTGGGCTGGAGCTATAGCAGACTTCTTACCTAATATAGAAGCATTAAGATTGTTTGCTCCTTCTTTAGGTTCTACCAATACTAGGATGACTCAGACAGATCCTACAGTTGTTTCTGGAGGAAGGTTTGCTAGAAGTTTACCTGGAATAGTTATTCCTGGGTTCTTTACTTTTAGAGAGTTTGTAGTAACGTTACCAAACGTAGCTATGCTTATAGGAACATCAGAGACTATTACTATATCTAATGGAACTACCACTATAGTAGACAATAGCGTAGACTACGGTGTAGATAATGGACTAGTAGGTAACTTCTTATTACCTAACGAAGAAGAGATTAATGATATATTTGAGATAATTAGTAATACTTCTAATAGCGTTACTGTTAAAGGTGCTATCATTAATAAGACTACTGAAGGTAGTATGATAGTATTGTCTCCATTAAACAAAGACAGATTTGTAGTCTTACATACCTTACTACCTTCTTACATCCCTTTTGGGACTAAAGCAGGGTTTCTTTTTACAATAACTTAATCACACCTACTTAATCAATAGTACGGAGGGATATTACAATTTTAAAGTTCAACACATTCAGAAGTGAGCGGTATTTACGTTCACGATTCATTGAAGGTACTTTTCTACTTGCGTCAGAGGCAACTGACTTAGAGTTGGAGTTGATGGAATTTTCTAGAGCTTTGATTAGAAATCAGCTCGGAGACGTTGCCGTTGGCGAGGCTTGGAAAGTAGAGAGATTAGATAACTTAAGCTTTGTAGTCAGGCCTGGAGAAGCTTGGTACGACGGTCTTCCTTATTTCTTGAGGTCTTCTACGGACGCTCTTGTGTCTGGCACCGAACTAGCCTTAGGTATATACCCAACTGGAACTACCATTATAGACCTACAAACTACTGACGTAGGGTACCCAGGAAAAAAGATAACTCTATCGGGTTCCGTACCCAGTGATACTTTCAGAGTAGTAATAGAAGCTCGTGAAGAAGTTGTTACTAACTTAGAAGACAAGTTTCTAAAGAGTGCTAACTTAAGTGAAGCTACAGCACAGAAGCTAAGGCTATCGTACACTATTAATATAGTTGAAGAGAGTTTACAAATAGAGAGTCAAACTCCTTACAAGAGTCATGACAATACAGATAAGAACTTAGTAAACAAGATAATAGTAAACGTAGCAGGAGCTGGTTCTCCTGGATCAGTACTAGCTATTAATTCTATAGTAGGTTCTGAGCAGATTGACGGAAGAGATTTAGACGTAGTCGTATTGAACAGCGCCACAGGACAACAAAATCCTTTACCTAAATCAAATACGAAACAAGACGATTTCGCTGGTGGAAAGCTTATAGATAACGTTGGGAACGAATATCATATTGTATTCCTACAGAACGACCCATCGAATACTACTGACCAAGATATAATCAAACTTGACAAAGAATACGGTCAAGTTAACCCAGTACTAAATTTGAATAGCTCTTACCAATTAGTCAAGAGAGACGTGTACACAACAGACACTGTTAACGGAAGCCCTTTAGGACAAAGATTTTTTCCAGTAGCAAAGTTCGTTTGGAAGAGCACTGACGGACTAACTCACGACTCCGTAATCACGGACATGAGACAGACGATCTCAAAAACAGGAGCTTCTCAAGACACAGCAAACACTAAGTTTGACTTGACTTTAGCTGGAGGTGGTACTACTACTGTAGAACCTGCTTCCAAAGCTTTCGGGTCTTTCACTATTACTTCTTTTGCTGACTTAAGCACTGATACCTTTGAGGTACGTGGAGTCACTTTCGTAGAAGGAACTGACTTTGTCGCCTCAGGTAGTAACCCAACAACTGCTACAGCATTGGCACAAGCTATCAACGCTAGTACTGATCCGTTATTGGTAGGGATACTTACTGCAGAAGATGCTGGAACTACTGTGACTATAACTTCTGTAGATAGTGGCACACCTGCCAACTCCTACACTATATCATACACTGACCAAGGCACTATCGGAGCTACAGTAAGTGGTTCCACTTTGACCGGAGGAACAGCTCTAATAGAAGGATTACTAGTTTGGGAAGACCCTTACGCAATAGTAAATCCTCACAGCCTATACAAATCTACACTACCTGCTAGTACAGCCGTACTGCAAGATGGAGGCACCCTTGCGTGTTTCTTATCCTACGACCTTACTGCAGACATTAACGTTGCTAACGGGCAACTAAGCCTCACTACAACTAACTTTGGAGTAGCTGGAACTGCAATAACTTTAAGCGGCTCTCCAGACTTATCTGGCGCAAAGATAGGTAATACAGTGTTGATTACCTCTAGTAACGAATCAGCTGCCATAGTAGCAATTGACGACGTTAACAAGACAATTACCCTAGACGGAGACGTTACAGCTTCTGGAACAAGCGTAGTGTATTTAGATACATTCGCCCCTGGAACTCTACCAGTAGGTTACAGTACTTACGTAATAGCTACCAGAGAGACTAATACAATCTACATTAACAACGGCATCATACTAGCTTCTGGAGAGAGTAGTGCTGGAGGAGACGTAGGACAGGCTGACGTAGAGACTATCGTCAACCAAGACAGAACCGCTAAGTTAATTAGAGGTGGTACTTGGCACTGGGACTTAGGTACTGACACTCTTAGTTGGAGCACTGAAGCAAACGTCAGTGTTGCAGGACTAACAGAAGCTACCAATAGTATTGCTGCAGGAAGCTCTAGTGGACTAGATGCAGATGGTAAGGTGTTATACGTTAACCTTAATAGATCTGCTCCAGGAGGAGTTCTTACTGTAAGTGCTATTGATATTGCTTTAGTACCGTTAGACAGTTCTATACTAGTTATTGCTAGACGAGTAGGAGACGACGTACTAGTAGGAAATAGCTTCTTACTAAAAGATAAAGAATACTTAGAGTTTGATGGAGCTTTAGCAGATCTTAATAGAATGTTAGGTCAGTTAAAACTATCCAGAGCTATAGATACTGCTGAAGTACACGTATCAGGAACTGATGTGAGTTTATTAGATGGTGCGACTTTGTCTCAACAGTCTTCAGACCTTATATTAGACTATCCTGGAGGAACTATAAACTTCACTGCCGGTACAGGTGCTACAGGAATAAGTGACATTGTTACTGAGATACCTACAAATAACGAATACAAATGGTTCGGCATTTCGTTAGATGAGAGTTCCACAGGAGCAGACAATAGAAAAACAGGAATCTTAACAGCAGCTCCAGCAACAACTAGTGATGCTGTACAAGCTTCCGCCCCTTACCCTACTATACCAGGAGATAAGAAAATAGGAGCAGTGTTAGTACAGAGAGTAGGTACTGTTGCTGTTGTCGTATCGTTGCGCAAATTCATACTATCTAGCGATACTGCAGACCTTTCTTCTGGAGCACAAGCAGGAACTCTTCAAGAGGCTTATGATTTAGACCTTGTAAGTAGTCCTGTTAAAATTACTACGGACTCTGGACAGGGCGACGTAGATATTACAGGTACTGAAGGGTTAGTAGTATCTGCAGAAAAAGGACTAAACGTTACTGGAGGCACTACCCAAACAACTTCCATAACTACAGAAACAACTTCCCAGTCAACCAGTACAGTAGGAGTGTCAGCCCCAACCGCCTACGGAGTGTCGGCTGCAGGTGCAAGGCGAGCACAAAAGTTTTTGAACACTGTGACAGGTAACATAAAAAACGTTGTAGTACCTTTCACTCAGAGTGAGCCAAACGGTACCTATTTAGTAACTTTGTTAGAAGAGCCTGAAATATCATCAGGAGTCCCTGTAGAAGCGTCTATTATAGACGTTAGCGCCGTACTAACTATACAAACTACTAACTTCTTTGATTACGAAGACCAAACTTTTGTTTTTCTTAACTCAGCAAAAATAATTGCAGGGAAACACTATTACTTATTATTTGAGGAAGTAACAGATCCTGACAACTTTTCCGTAGGTAACATCAAAGGAACCTCCGACTCCTCTTATTACGAAGATGGGTATATGTTGGACGAATCTCCATTATGGTCTTTTGCTCCTTATAATAGCACACTAGAATTTACTATAAACGTAACTAATACTGTTGAATCCACTAACATACAAATACACGGAGCAACTTCAGGTACAGTAGAGGTACAAGCAAAACCAGTAACAACAGACTATAGAATGTTACTACCTGACTCACAAGGACAAGAAGGTCAGTCCATGGTAAATGACGGTAGTGGAGTTTTACAGTGGGAAAATAACCACTTAACAACTATACAAGTTGACTTACTAGACAATCAACCTACTCCAGTTAATGTGGATAGTTTCTCAGTAAACTCTTTGGTAGATAAAGGCTTTTCTGCAGATATAGTACTAAGTAGATCAAACGCAATAACTCCTACAATTAACACTACTTGGCAAACTGAAGTGAACGGATTTAACATTCCGTCTGGCAGCATAGTAGCTATGCATCCTGACGGATCTGCTATTGTAGGTCTTCCTGCAGAAGATTTAGGAACTCCTCCAAGACAGTTAATTAAAATTAGTCCCGATGGAACTGATGACGACGTTTTTAGGCAGAATTTTAATGACGTATCAGGATTCCAACTAACTCCAGCAATAGACTCAATAGTCATAGAACATGATGGAAATATACTGGTAGGAGGTAAGTTTTTCTACGCAGGAATTTACAATATAATTAGAGTGTCGCCTTCAGGAATACTAGACACTACTTTTGATTCGGGTGCGATAGGTAAATGGAGCGGACAACTAGGGTCCTCCGGCAACGACAGAGTCAGAAAAATACTCCTTCAAGAGAACGGGGATATAATGTTAGTAGGGTCTAACGCTACGACCACCGCCTCTCCTATCAATGATATTGCTCCTGCTACTTCTCGCACAGCATTAGTAAGAATAACTCCTACTGCTGAGTTGGACACAGAGTTCGAAGAAAACTTCTTCGCTGCTCAACACGATAGTACACAAACTAGTCAATTGGATGCCCGTCCAGCTGTTTACGGAGAACAAGTTGTAGTATTCCTTAATGGAGATATAGTAGCAGTTGCTCGTGAGTAAGGAGATACGATAAGTTTGGTAGAGAAGATAGAGTATTTAAAACAACTGTAGGACCTATCAACACTGGAATAAATAAAATAATAGCTCAGAGAGATGGCAGTATGATAGTTGCAGGAAGCCTTACAACGTTTAATGGAAGTCCTGTACAACGTATACTAAAACTTGACAGCAACGGTGTAGAAGATCCTGTATACAAAGCTACCATAGGAACTGGATTTGACAACACAGTCAATGATATTATTAGACAACCTGACGGAAGGTTAATAGTAGTAGGTAATTTTACTGACTTCAATGGTACTCCAGTTACGGGTATAATCAGACTAAACCAAGACGGTACTATAGACACTACTTTCCCAACGCACTCATTTGACACCGTACCTCTCAGCAGTGCTGTACCAGGTCCAGACGGGCAAATCTTAGTCTACGGAACTTTCAGTACTGTAGATACTGTAGCAGCGACTAACTTAGTCTTGCTGTCTCCTGACCCCACCTACAGCAAGCAGTACACTCTTAGAGGGTTCTTCGACCACACTAATCAACAGTGGAACATCGGAGAGAACACTTTTATTGGAGAAGACGTTGGAGTAGATTTGACTATGACTGACGAAGGACAACTTCAATACACTTCCACTAACTTAGGTGGATCTCAAATAATCAACTTCATAAGATTTTTATTAAGGAAACTATAATGAGTAGGAAATTACCGCCAAGACTAAAAGACGGCAGAGTTGAAGGTAGTACTATTATAGATACTACAGAAAGTATAGATGTTGACAAATGGGTAGCGGCTGATGGAGACATTACCAGTGGAGGAAACGTTATAGCAACTACCGGAAGTGTGACGGCAGGGAATAACGTTAGTGCTACTAATACGGTCAGCGGAACTACGGTAACAGCGTAAGGAACTGTCAGCGGAGCTAACGTTAGTGCTTCTAGTACTGTATCTGCCGCAACTGTCAGTGCTACTGACGTTAATTGTAGTAACGTTAGTGCTTTTGACGTGACTAGTGTTGTTGCTGAGGCTAAACAAATAACAACCACGCCCACTACCGGTACTCCAGCTTTACCTACTAACTCTGACCTTACGATATACAACAATAATAGTGGGAACATAAGCACTATAGATGCGTTTGGGGCCGTTAGACAGCTTACTAGCCCTCCACCAAACCAAGTCCAAACTAAATTCTTAATCGGTTCTACTGGGTCTACAGGAACTTTGAACGATTTGAATTTTCAACTTCCAGCAGATGGATTATATAGAATAACTTTTCAATACTCAATATCACAGCCGGTAAACGCCGACACAAAAGTAGACTTTTTATTGTATTATTATAATGCCGGAAACATTGTAGGTACTGCAAGATGGCATCACACAGTTCTAGCACAAAATGGCTTTGCTAGCTCTACTTCCACAGTAGTAGCATTAACACAAGGATCACTTACTTTTGATGTGCAAACCCTTAATTTAGGTTATATTCAAGGAGCTGCTGGAGATAGGAGACATACTTTTGCTACAGTAGAGAAATTAGAGAACTACTCTGTGGCAACCACTTGGTAACTCTATTTTACAACACTAAAAAATTACTGAAAAGTAACTAACTTTTTATAAATAAACTAACAATATTTTTTAAGGAATTATAATGGGATCACAAACAAAACTAGTCTTACAAAAACTAGTCCGTGAAGTAAAGAGCAGGACTAAAGGAAACTTCGATAAGATAGATTTACGAGAAGAAGTTCTTAAAGAAAGTCGAGGAGTTATAGCTCTTATCAGAGGTCAGCAAAGAAGATTGGACGACAGTTTCGGAGTAGACTCTGTAGGACAGGAAGCTCTAATAGCAGTGGAGATCGAAGCAGTAGATTTCGACAGACATGACTTCGGAGTATCAGACTACGGACTTAGAATGACTCTAGCAGTAGGTCTAATAGAATCTTTGGGATTACTTCCAGGAGATAAAGTAGAACTACGAGAAGGAGAGTACGAAGCAAGAACAATCACTATTGAGTCTGTTGATTCAGTTTTAGACGAGTTGCGTTTCGAAGATGACGTAGATAAGTTAGCTGAAACAGGCATTGTAGCTACAGTTAGAATTTCTTCAGCCACATAACGTTTACTTAGTGTATACTTTAGGTATATAAGGAATAATTACAGTAACTTAGGTTACTACCTACCCAGTATAGCCTACCTATTTATAATCTAACCTCTTCAAAAAGGAATATAAAATGAGCAACAATATTTCCAAACTAGCTAAGTTTGCAGACTACGATTTTATCGAAAGAATGAATGAATTATCAGACGCTGTTCTTAATGCTCCGCCGCCGACACAAGGCGAACAAGGTATTCAAGGAGAGCAAGGTATTCAAGGGGTTCAGGGTGCTCAAGGGGTTCAAGGTATTCAAGGAGTTGATGGAGTTGGTTTATTAACTGCTGCAGGTAGCGCTAACCCAGAAGATTTTTTCTTTCAAGGTTCTATAGTTCTGGTACCAGCCGTAACAGGAAAATTTATAGTATTGCATTCTATAGCGTGGAAGCAGCATAACTCTAACGGTGATATGGCGGCAACTATTAGAGTGTACACTACCTCAACATTCCCTTTGATACAAACCCAACTTTCCTCCGGCACAGCTGGAAGAGAGTATTTATGGGTGCCGACGGCAGGTCCAGTAGCCGGATCTCCTGGAGCTTTGGTAATGTCAGGGTACGGCAGCGACGAGCCAAATCTTCTTGATACTTCCGTACCTTCTAATTACATAGTAAACTACAGTTTAGTTGACATACCTTCAAACTAAAAATAAAGGAATATATTATGGCAGAAATAATTAAACAAGGCAATAAAACTTTAGTGTCTTTTACTGGTACGGAATCAGGGCTGTGGTCTTAGGATGTTTCCTCATCTTATAATACAGGAGTATCCTTTTCAGCTGACGGAGAAGAAGTGACTTTTTCTCATTCTACGGATAACTATGCAGCAGGGTTACACTACAAGTAACTCTACTATACCAAACAATATCAGTATAACTAATAGGAAATAACTATGAGTAAAATTTTAGCACCAGGCAGAAGAGGTGTAAGCACTAGAGACATGTTAGGAACTAGTAGCCCAGCTTCAACAGCAACAAGTATAGAAAAGAGTAACGACTTTAAAGCAACTACCCCTACCAACTGGGACGGAGCTTCTCCAGAAGAGATGCAAGACGCCATCGACAGACTATCAGCATTGATTGCTGATTGGAGCAGTAAGTTAGAAGACACTGGGCCAGGAGGCGACGGGCTTACTATGAATGCAGACTACAGCAACAAACCTTAACCCAAAAAAGGAGATTAACTGATGGCTAAGGTACCTTTACAAGACATGTCGGACAAAGGTTACGACAAAATGCCAGAATGGTCAGGATATATTCTAAGCGAGTTGAAAGACTTTGCTAGAGCAGCTACTGACCAGATTGAAAAAAAACTAGACCTAGCAGACATTCAACCATTGATTGATATGGTAGAACGTCAAGAGAATCCAGACTTAGTAGCAACAGTAATGATGCTTACAGAAAGAGTGGAAGACTTAGCAGACCTAAGAGAGAACCTTATGTTAATAGCTTCTCAGTTAGATAAGTATGCAGTAAAGGACGAAGTGATAGAGTCTCTTACTTACTTGGCAGAACAAGCTGACCAACATAAGATTTATACTACTACTACTAGTATCACTGCAGCAGAGATGCTAACACTTAACGCTAGTCCTAAGACTTTAGTAGCAGCTCCAGGAACTGGAAAATACATTGAAGTCATGAGAGCAGAGTTTTTGATGACCTACGGTACAGCCGCTTACACTTCTGTAGACGCTACTAAGGACTTATCAGTAGATTATACTTCCGCAGGACAAGTGTTACAAATTGACTCCGTTGGCATGTTAGATCAAACTACCGACCAAAGAAGAGTAGCTCACCACACTAATACTCATTTAGTGGGAGAGAATGAAGCAGTTACTATTAAGGCTTTATCTGGAGAGGTCCTAACTGGAGACTCTGAGCTTAAGGTTAAAGTAGAATATAGAATAGCAGAACTATTAACATAAACAACAAACAAAAAAGGAACAAACCATGGCAGAATTTAATATTTCCAGCATCAGAACCTCTTACGAAACTCACGGAATGGTCTCAATAAACGAATCAAAACATTCAAACGCTGCAATAGCAGATAGCGTGCAGATAACATTCAACACACCTTTGAAAACAAAAGGCGTAAAAGAACTAACTTTGTCTTCTGACCACAACTCTGCTTTTTTGAACCTAACTTCTATAGCAAGTAATTCTATTATTACTTTAGTCGCCAGTGATTTCGGCCCTTCTACCACACAAGCTGAAGTTGATGCAGGAGCCACAACAATCACGTTATTGGTGCCGGAATACGCCGAGTTTCATTTAAACACAAAGCTCGCAGGAAAGCTTGAAAATTATGAGATGAGTCTACGGAGTGAGGATGATTATGGGATTCTTAGAGGACTTTATAGTATTGCTGCGAACGGAGGAGGAATGCTAGTATCAAGCGTATCAATTAGCTTAGATTAACACTCAGCTTAATACAAACAACAAACAATTAACTAAAGGAAATTATTATGAATCTTACAGGATACCTTAGTCACGAAGCCCATGGAATGGTTAGTGTAGATGTAGAGAACGCAGGAGGATACACCAGTAATCCGTTGACCGTCCCAGTACGGCTAGTTTTTGCCTCAACTTCAAATCCAGGCGGCAACGCTAAAGTAGTATTGAGAGCTTCCTCACTAACAGAAAATCACTCAGCACCCACTCAATACCTAGAGATATCCAGGGTTCTATCGACCGGAATAATTCTTAAAAGAGTGCTCGAAGAACTACCTACAACCCAAGCGGACATAGACTCTAGAGACTTTGACGGAGTTATTAATATATTACATGTTAATTATGACCAGTCAGGAAACAATGAGCAAGATTTTCCAGAAATCGCACAATGGGAAACTTTTGATGTTGAAATACAGACAGCAGGAAAGCTAAACCAGACCGTGGCGATGACCCCTACAATCGGCGGCCCTGATTTTATAAAGTTTAGGGCATCCGGTAACGGCTCTTTAAGAGCAGTCGTTCCTATGAGAAGTACTTAATATAACCAAGAAAAGCTGGTAACAGCTCTAGAAAAGTTTACGTCGTGTTTCCTCGGCAGGTCGTGAGCTTTTCGCACTAACACTAAAAACCCCTTAGCTAGAAATTAGCTAAGGGGTTTTTTACTTGGTAAGTGTTTTACCACAAGAAGCTCTTGCTGGTTTGGAGGTTAGTAAAACCTCTCTAAAAGATTGTGCGGTAAGGTGGTTGTCCCTAAACAAATCTCTTATGGCTAGTGAGTAACCGAGTTCACAAGAAGACATGTAAAGCTCTCTCACCTGTTCTTTATGTCCGTCACTCTCTATGTCACACCCAATTAATAATAAAAATAGTAACAACTTTTTCATAAATAATCTCCTGTTTTTTCTGGAGGGTAGGACGCTACTCCCTACCTCTACGTCTAGTAAGCTCAACTTGTACCCACTCTCTGTAAGAAAGATCAACCTCTTACGCAAGCAAGGCTCCATTTATTGCTCAGCGCTTCTCCAAGGATATAGAGGTCATAAGTATTCCTCAATCCTAGCTTCCAGTGCTGCCTCCAGTAAATTTATTTAAACGTCTTTATCCATTACAGTCTTCCTACCATCTGCCAAAGCATCTTCAATGCACTGGTCAATAGTAATAGTCAGTCTCTCTGACAGTAGAGTTAGAAAACCTTCTGAAGTTCTCAATCCCTTACTCTTAACATAAGCCTTAACTTTACTAGCTACAACTAGTAGTGGTACTTTCTCTTCAGTCATCGTCTTCTCCTATTTCAATAGTAATATTAATTTCAGCGACTTCTTCGCTATCATCTCCATCTAGTCCTGAGGCATAGCCCCAGACAAACATGTCCCACCAATCTCTCATAACAACTCCTTAATATTCTAGTCTAGTAGGAAGGTTTACAGGTACGTACTGCCTGTTCATTATAGCAGCGTTAATGTACGTAGTACCTTCTTCTACGTACCTACCATAAGCCTCGTGTATATGTCCAAACACATGTATTTTAGGCCTGACTTCCTTAACCCTAGTCAGTAAGGAAGAACACCCACAGTGGTCTCCCTCCAGGTTAGTGTCTAGGATGCCTCTAGGAGGGCCGTGAGTAATCAGTATGTCAGTGTCTTCTGGGATGCATTCCCACGTCCCTACGATGTCCTCTGGGCCTCTCATGTATGCCCAACCACAGAACTCAGGGGTAGTAGGAGTTCCGTATATCTTAACTCCGTTAATAACTACGCTCTCGTCTACTAACACTGTTATTCCTCGCTCTTCACAATACCTTCTGAAAGGTACGTGACCTTTGTCCCAGTCTACTTCGTGGTTTCCTGGAACAATGACTATGTCCTTGTAAAGGTCAAGGCTCCTAGCTAAATAGTCTAACTGCTTTTTGGTCTCTTTCGTCCTACCTCCGTAAGTAAGATCTCCAGCATGGATGAGTAAGTCTCCTCCTGGAAGTCCAGGCTCCGCACAGTGGGTGTCTGATATATATGTTATGTCCATTATTCTTTCTCCAGTCTCTTCCTAGCTAAGAATCCAGCCTTCCAATCTACTGTAGAAGTCCTCCAGTAGTCAGGATACATAGACCAGCCTGTACAGAAGTGTTCCACTTTGATAGGTTCTGCGGAGTCTAAATCTCCTAACCAAGCCTCGGCCTCAATCTTCATCAACTCTATGAGATTTACATTCCCCATACACTTTTCTTTCCAGTGGACACTAAGATCTTATCGTCGTGCTTCCAAGTCTTAATAAATACTACGTCGTCTTCCTCTACGTCCAGCTCAAAGGTAGTAATTTCTCCTGGGCCAACAATCCTAATGTCTTCAAAGTTAGTAATACCTAGTACGCAATTCTTCTTGTTATCGTTTAAATACTTGAATACTTGCTTCATGACTTAACCTTTCTAATTAGAGATTCTATAAATCCTGTAACTGATACTGATATTACCATACCTACAGATAAAAGTAAACCTTCTTCTACTAAACCTATACCTATCAAAGCTCCTATAGCTGATACTACCCATATAAAGGCAGCTGTAGTAAGGCCTGATATCCTATCCTTACCTTTAAAGATAGCTCCTGCTCCTAAGAACCCTACTCCAGTCACTATCTGAGCAGCTATTCTAGCAGGGTCTACACTACCTAGCAGTATACCTAAGTGAGAGAATATAGCAGCTCCAGAACATATAAGTACAAACGTCTTAAGGCCTGCGTCTTTATTCCTAAACTCTCTCTCTAAGCCTACTATACCTCCAGCAACGGTAGCAAATAGCATCTTAAGTAATAGTTCTTGTAGCTCTGGAGTTAATATCAAATCTTGTTCTCTACTCTATAGCTAGGAAGACGAACGTCCTCGTAGAGAGGAGACTCTTGGTACTCGTTATAAGCTCTCTTATCAGTACCAGCTAACTTCTTAACTTCGCTTATACGTTTGATAGTATCCTGTAAGCTATAACCAAAGCATTCAGTAGACTGTACTACTTCCTTAAGCTCATCAATAGATAACCCTTTGGTAGCCCTAGCAATACTCACAGCCTTATCTTCATTTAACTTAGTTCTTAGGTAAGCTTTCCTAGCCGCTGCGTTAGGATACCCTACTTCAATAACAGAAGAGAATCTTCCAGGTCTCATTAGCCTAGGTGGTACTTCTTTAATGAAGTTAGTAGTAGCTAGATAAATTACGTTATCCTTCTGTACCTCTCCATCCAGTACGTTAAGAAGGTCTGACTCGTAGTTTACTAACAGTTGATCAATCTCTTCAAAGATTACTAGAACAGTACACTCAGGTTGTAGTTCTTTTAATATAGTTAATGCTTCAGGTAGTACGCTAGGTATAGGATTCAATAGAACAATACCATTATTATTAATAGTAGTCTTAGATACTCTATTGACAATAGAAGTCTTACCAGTGCCTGGGAGTCCATGCAACAGTGAGCTTCTCTTGTATAAATAGCCTAGATCTTTGAACTTTTGTTTAGTCTCTTCTTTTAGAAAGTGTTCCATCTCGTTAACGACTTTTTCGTAAGAAGGGTCTGGCAGGTCTACCAAGTCGTCGCAGTTAACGTCAGTAGCTCGGAAATATAAGTTTCCTGCTAAGTCCTGCTCTATTGAGTAAGTTCCTAAAGGAAGCTTACTTTCTAGAGTTTGGTTGTCAGCAGCCTTGAACAGTCCGTTTCTGCTAATAAACCCTGAATAATTCTTCGTTTTGTTTCTACTCATTTTGAATGCTCCCAGTCGATAGCGTTGTATATAGTTGGTACTTCTGTTTTAAATATCTCTAAGATAGCCTTAGCCACCTCTTGATGCTCTATCTGAGTACCGTTACCAGTACGTAGTTGTAAGTAGTGTATCCAGCTCCTCACAGTACCGTTCATGTACATCCTAGTAGGGGTCAAACCCTCTGGAAGGAACACTCTTGCCTGCTCCTTGCCTATACCCCTGCCTAAGGCCTCTTTATACCTTTGAAGGTCTTGGGTCCAACTTTCATTTTGCGTAGCTTCAAACCAATCCTTGTCGCTCTGAGGCATATCGTCGTGTGTGTTTTGTCTGTTCTTATCGTCTTGGCTTCTGGCCTGAGATATAATAAGCTCTGTTCCTAAGGCTGTAACGTCTTGGTACCTTTGGGAAAATTCCTGATAAGTGAATGACCTGTGCCTAAGTATCTGTCTTGCTATGGTTCTGGAGCAGTTGATCTCCACACATATGTTGGCCATTTCGAAAATGGAAAAGTGTTTGTTTCGTATGCAATAGCTTAGCAGCTTAGTATCGTCAGAATCCTGGTTAGCAGGGTTACTTACTCTTGCTGTATGCATAATAATTTTCTCTGCTTCTGGAGTAGCCCATACTAGTTTAGCTGTTTTCATCTATGATCTCCTTTATCCTATCTTCAGACACTGGGGTGTAGTTATTGCAGTCTACTCCTACGTCAATCATCCTCTTGTCCAGCATAGTTTGAGAGCTAGAGTGGACGTGTCCGTGTAGCAGCCACAAGCCGTTGTCTTCTATTCTATATTTATCGTAGCGTTTGTCGTGTCTGTCAGAATCTTTTATCTTTTTGTACGGGAAGTGGTTAAGGTTAACTTCGACTCCGCACACACTAGTAGTAGTTACAGAGTCAATGGATCTCCATCCTGCTGTATAATATTTTTGTTTAACTTCTAAAGCTTTATCAACTTTTCTGCTCATCCTATGACCGCTAAAACAACTGTCATGGTTGCCTGTTATCAGCTTCTTATGACCATTCAGTCTCTTAGTTAGTTCTTCGACTGCTCCCAAAGACATGGAGAAGTCACCAAGAAAATATACAATATCCCCCTCGCTCACCACACTGTTCCAGTTTTTAATTAGAACCTCATTCATCTCCTCAACAGAGTCGAATGGCCGATCACAATACTTGATTATGTTATTGTGATTAAAATGAGTATCAGATACAAAATATTTCAAAGTAACTCCTCCACTTGCTGCATAATAACTTAACTGATAATAAAAGTCAAGTTTTAAATCAAATTTTTAAGTTGTTCTTGTAAATGTTTAATGTCTTTAGTGTTGTCTAACACGTTACTGAACGGGTAATCATCTAAGTCTCTTTCTGAAGGGTCGTTAGTATCTAGTTCCAATCCTCTATCTACCCTAGTTATCTTGGCTTCTGGAAAAGCTTCTAAGATTTGGTCAATCTCTGACCTGTATCTTAAGTCTGGTATCACTACGTTAGCATTTGCCCCCAACGCCTCAATAGCATTTAATACTACTTGTACCCAATAAGAAGATTTTACAGACCTTTTAATAGATCCTTCAAGTATGCACAGTGCTCTAGGAGTCCAACAGTCAGAGTCAAATTCAGCAGCAAGCATGTCGTGGATATTGTCAGTAAACCCGTCTGTAGATACTACAGGATATTGTTCCAGCGCAACTTCTTTTAATTTTTGATCGTGGAAATAGTTTAATGGTACTTCATATTGTTCTGATACCATCTCTTTTAGGGTGTCTGCGAACGACAGTCTAGTGTATCCGTGACTATCTATTAAGTAGTCCGCTGCTGTGTCTTTTCCTGATCCTTTGTAACCTGATATTACTATTAGTCCCATTTTATTATCTCCATTTCTAATCGTTGTAGTAGCTCTTCCATATGAAGTACTACCTTAGTTCCGTCTGTTTTATAACTTACACATATTACATTGACACCAAAAAATACGTTAGTGTCTGTGTAAAAGAAAACTTCAGAGTTATCGTTGATAAACAGTCCTCTGCACCTTGCTGCCAGATCACCGTACAACAAATTAGTAACCAATACGTGTTGGTTTTTTTCTACAGACTCTTTAATAGCTTTTTGGTAAATCTCTAAGTCCATTACCCTAGTGTCAATGTCAGAAGATGAACACCCTACTAACATCAACACGAACAAAAAACATCTAAACATCTTTTGACTCCTCCATAGCATCTCTATAACCTCTAAGATACCCTTGAGTAAAAGCGTCTTTGATAGTACTAAAACCTATAAAATCAATCACAAGTTCGAATACTCTATTAGCTCTTTGGTATATTTCTATTTCTTTATGGTTCATTTCTTACCTTTTTTAGTCTGTTTAATCTTTCTTTCTAACAAACACTCTCCTAAAGCGGTAGAACCTAACTTCTTTTTTAGGACACACTTAAAGTACTCTTGTTGACAGGTGAGTTGGTACTGATCCACTTGCTCTGCGCTCATTAGTTTGATTGGTTTTACTTGACACAACATTGCTATTGCCATTATTATTTGAATCATTTGTTATCCTTCTGTTTAATTTTCTCTATCTCTACCTTAGAATCACAATACTTGTCGTATGCCTCAGACAAGTAGGCTAGAAGTATTACTACACCCAAAAATATAAGTCCTGAACTCATTCCGCCTCCTGTCTTTGTCAAATTTGGTAGTACGTTTAATAAAACTGGTTGTCTTGTCCCCAGCCTCTAGTTCGACACAATCTAGTATACTTGTCATACCATCACCGCAGCTGTGAATATGTTAATCATTTATCCTCCTTTGGTTTAGGTTGTAGTCCTTTTAGGTAATTATTAGTAGCTTTGATTACATTATCTGGTAACTTAGCTAGCTCTTTATTATTGGTGAGTGTTTCTAGTCCGCAGATTAGTGCTACATCCTTACTTGTTGGTGTGAGTATTTGAAGTAGTGTTACCATTACCCCAACTATTACACTAATAATCAACACATTATAGGCTATCTCAACGCTATGAGCTTTTACACACAATCCACAAGCTATACCCGATAGTGTGGCCGCCAATGTGGATAAAAAGATTAATCCCGCCAGTGCCTCCTTCACATTGTCTAGTCTAGTCCATAAATATAAATTAAATTTACTCATTTCTTACTCCCAAACATTGTGGTTAAATCTTCTTTACTGGTGAGCTTTATAGCTCTCTTGGCCAGCTCTCCAGTTTTAAACAACACCTCACCAGAGTTCACATTGCTAATGGCGTAGACACTTATTTTGCCTCTTCTCCCAATCAATATGTATTTATTGGCAAATGACTTAAAACCCACACCTCCACCATTAAGTGCAAGTGCTAGCAGTTCCAACCTTTGCCTAGCTGCTCTCTTCTTTGCATAGTGTTGTGCAGTAGCCTTGTCTTTGAACATGTTACCAGCTTTAAAGTTTACTCTATCATACGCATGATTCACTGTGTTTCTGGAAACACCATTAGATTCTATCTCATAGTATATAGCCCCTTCCTTAGCTTGCCACCTACCCCCACCACTATTATCCATACTCGTCACTATCTTCTCTAACTCTTTGATCTTAGTGAGTAGTTCTTCTTTAGTAGCACCTTCTGATGTACAAGGTACGAACAGTAGTCCTAGTATTAATAAATATTTCATTTTATCTCCTGCTAACCAGTTAAACATAATCCTCTCCCAATATAAATCCCAGCCGCCAAGTGAGCTAACATTAAAAATATTATAACCATCCCTATCAAATACGTCTTGGAATTCACTCTACCTCCTTTAATACGTTCGTGTGTACACCACTTCATCTTCTAGAATATCGCAGGACAATGTGTGTATATCTACCGCATTCATAACGTCTTGGTAAGAGTCGTAAAAGGTGGTTATAGGCGCATAGTCTAGTCCTCCAAGGTACATCTCCCCAAGATCTGCCCAAAATGCAAATTTTTTTACTTGTATCTTGTATTTATTGCTTTTTACTCTAACTATTCTAATCTTACTCATACTTCACTCCTTTAGATTTTAGGGCTACTATGCATACAGCCATTGCAAGAGTGTCTTGGCAATTAGAACTCCACACCTCTTTGATATCACCGTCATTATAAGCAGATACATCCCACCTAACCCCCACACAACTCTCTCTGTTTATAGAGAAGGATAAATAGTCTAATTTTTCAATGATAGTATAGGCGTACATAACATATTTGGAATACTCAGGAACTACGCTCCTGTTACCTCCTAGTTCGGAGTCCCAATGTCCTACTAACTGATCATCTTCGTCAGGAGCTATCCCTCCCCAATCAAATATATGTTCTGCAATAAGGCAATCTATTTCTCTACTCATGTTCAGTTCCTTTGTTGTTCTTTTCGTAGTCTTACATCAGCCTGAATTGCTCCGAGCTGATGCTGTTATTTAGTACACAAATCATCTGCATTCTCGGCTGTGAGTAGTTCTTCTATTGTACTGGACTCTATTTCTTCTTCGTCTTCCGTAGATAAGTGTCCTTTCGTGAAGTGGAAAACAAAGTTCGTTATGGTGTAGTACCCTAAAGAAGATCTATCACAGTGTACATACATATCCACCAACACATTTCCAGAAGCTCCGTATCTTCCTACGTTTTCATAACCTTTTGAGAACCTTCCATAATAAATCGAAGTTTCAGGCTCTGGTGGTTTCATTGTAGCACATCCTAACAACAAGGTCAACACCAATAAACATTTAATCATCCCACACTCCTATTAAATTGTTCTCGGAGGGCAGTCGTGACCTGCCATCTATTTCTAGCGAAGGGTGCTACCCTCAGTGTGTCTCCAAGATGTAGTAGATTGTCTCACTTTTGGGGAGGTCGACTACCTCATTACTACTACACCTAACTTCCCACACCGCTCCGAGATATTATTTCTTTCTTAACCAGTCTACTATCTTACTGGATATCATCACACTTAATGCAGCTATGATAACCGCTTGTTCCCAAGTCATTTTACATTCTCCGATGAGCAGGTATATATTGTTTGAGTATAGCTCGCACCTAAGATCATTTTATAGTCTGTAGTTATGATAGTATAGTATTTAGGATAACAGTGAGCTTCAATACTACTCATGTTTGGGAAAATTCCCCAAGTCATTGAGGAGTACTTAGTTCCAACCTCACCTGTAGAAGTAGTAATACACCCTGTCAACAACAAACTCATCAAAATTAATCTAATCATTCTGTTTCATCCTTTGTTCAAGTTGCTCTTTAGTATATCTCCAGCCTCTGGCATCAGCTTCTTGGAGAGTGCAAATCTGAACAGATTCTACACCATATTGATCCCATAAAGGTAAGTAAAGACAACCTGTAGTACCAAGAGCAGTAACTAAATCATCTGATATTCTCGCACTAGTTATATAAACTTCTTTCCTTACTAAATTGGGTGGAGACATCACCGTTCCAATCACCGCACCTACTACCATAGCCACTAATATTGTTACGAAGTTGGTCATCATTTAGTCTCCTTATTACTTATATCTACGCTAAACAAGTTAGTGATTAACTTTACAATGTAGTAAGCTCCGCTCCAACCTACTACAAACTTTAGTAGAGGTATCAAACCACTGATTACAAAGTAAGTGATTACTGCAGAGCTAGCATCCCCAGACACTGTTTTTAATAGTTCTACTATTTGAGTTAAATTTTCAGCTTCCATTGTATCTCCTTTTAATTGTTAATCTTATGTTATGATGTTTTACTATGTCTTGTATCAACACCTTCAAAACAAAAGCGGCAAGAGGCCAACTAAATGTACTACAAAAAGCCGACCCAAATACTGTACCAAAACTCCACCCAGTTTTGCGTGTTTCTAGTAGGAGTAGTAACACAAAAGCAATTATACAACCTAGAAAATATCCTTCAATTGGAGTCATTCTTATACACCTCTTCTTTAGTTTCTATATAGTCTGCGTTGCATATAAACTCTTTGTTAGTTGTCCAACTAACGTCCACAGTCCAAGCATCTGAACACTCTCCTATAAAATAAGCAATAAAAGGTTCTCCTATCTTAAAAGGAATCACTTGTTTAGTTGACAAAGATATGTGCTTCTGCTTATACTTTCCGTACGTATCAATAAGATAGTTGTACGTTCCGTCATCTTCCTGACCAACAACAGTAAGGCTCATGTAAGATAGAAATACCATTTTAATCCACATCAACTTTCCTCCACTTTCTTCCAAGCTTTTCAATAGATTCGTTGTGAAGTCTTGTCTCTAATTTTTTTGAGATTATATTCTCCTCAACCAGTAAAGCTTTTTTAGCTTTTTGTAAAGAAGTCCATCTGTCCCTAAGCGGCTCGCTAACAAAGTCTAAATCTGGAATGCTGTGGATGTGTTTAGTAAACCATCTTCCACTAACTATTCTATACCTTCCATTACCGTTCACTTCTATTCTTAGTTTGGTCATAATCCGCTATCTCCGTGAGTACTTTCATTATAAGTAGTGTCGCAAAGCTTACACCAAACGTCTCCTCCAGGAAATCCTGAGCCTACCCACTCGTGCTCACAACTAACGTAAGGAGTGGAAGTAGAGTTCCAATCAGTACTCATAAACCCTACGATGTCCTCAGGGCATTCTACACTGCCGTAATAATGTCCAGCTGTAGTCCAGCTTCTATAGTTAGATATTATTGGGTACCTACTATCCCACTGAAACCCTGTCAGAGTAAAGGTATCTCCGTCTCTTGTGAGTACTGTTTTTCCAATATCATCTGCTGTGATTTCCACTAAAAATATCTCCTACAAATGTTAAAAGCCCGACTACTCCTTTATAATAGAGTAATCAGGCTTAAATGTCAAGCTCTAAATGTATTTAAATGCCGCAAGAGCCTCCAACACATTCATGCTCCTTCTCTTCGTACTCCACTCCCTCTTGTCCGAGAGCTTCTTTCAAGTCTACTCTAGTCAAAGGTTGACCTCCTCTAGAGCCGTCAGGGTAGCACGTAAACCCTCGTAATCGTTTAGCATATTTTAACAAAGTCTTAGCGTTCTTCTTACTAGTCTCTTCATTATTCTCTTCACTTCCCCAAGGACTCATATTACAAGTGGAGCTAATTGCCATATCAACGTACTGCTGTACGTCTGCCTGAAACTTAACCCTCTCTTTAAACGAGATATCGTAGGCATCTTGTATGTTCTCTAACTTAACTCCAGAGGCCTCTAATCGCTTCACAGCTCCGTCTATTACGTACTGGTAGTGCCAGTCCTTATCCTTTAGGTATCGTCTCTTGTACGCCTTACAGAACAGAGGCTCTATGCCTGTAGTAGTCTCTGCTAATATTCCTATAGTTCCTGTAGGAGCAATAGCACGTACTCCTTTTGGAATAGCTACCCCAAGTTCTTTGGCAGTTATAAAAGCTGACGCATCAGACTCTCTCTTATAAGTATTCAACCATTTGTGCAGTTCTTGGGTAACTTCGTACTTAGAACCTCTAAGCATTAACCACTCGTGAACTCCGCCTAGGCCTAATCCTATACGATTGTTCTTAACTCCTACTTCTTTAATTCTTTCTGTAGGTACGTCAGAATAAATGCCGCCACACATCAAAAACTTAGTAGATAGATTAACAGCATCGCTAAATTCCTCTTTACTAGTAAACCTGTTCATCCATAGAGTGCCTAAGTTACACTTGTCACTATCGTCTTCACTAGTCACTTCACAACAAGCATTTCTAAGAGACTCACTATCTTTTAAAAAGTTGAAAGCCATTCCAGGTTCGGCAGTTTCAAAAGCTTGTTTACAATTGTAGTCCCATACTTTTTTAGCATGTTTGTGTAGTTCGTGTTTCTTATCTTCTATCGCAACAAAAAATTCTGTATCATAATTAACAGAAATATTAGTTCCGTCTAACTTGGCAGGAAAACTAAAGTCAGTTTCCTTCAAGGCTCTTATTTCTTTTGGCCAGTCTTTTACTTCCATGTAGGCGAATATATCTGGGTGCTTCCAGCTTAGTCCTGACCATATAGCACTACGTCTGGAGCCTCCTTGCATAATATGTCTGCCAGCTTCGTTGACCATTTGCATTAAAGCTATAGGGCCTGTAGAAAATCCACCAGTCCTTCCTATCGGAGCGCCTTCTTCTCTGACCGAAGAATAATCTACTCCAATTCCTCCACCAGTCATCAAGCTAGAGGTTATTTTCTGCATTAAGTCTGCCCAACCTTCTCTAGAATCTTCTGCACGAAATAAAAAACAATTAGAAGTGAGCAGACCGTTCGATAGAGTGAAGCTCTCACTGTTTGTATTAGTCACGCAGTATACGTCCACCTCCACTTTCAGTGGCGTAGTACTTACTACATCAACCCACATCTTGCTAGGCCTAGTGTTTGGTTTGTCTTTAATCTGGTCAGCTCTTATTAACGGTGCGGAGAAGGGCTTAATACCAATAACACAAAGCTCTCTAGAACTTCCGTTAAAAGGATTTACAGTACTAGCTACGTGGATTCCCGTAACTACACAGCCTCCCAAAGCTGCTAACTTAGCGATGTTTCTAGCTCTAGTCAAACCTTCGCAGGATATAGTGACAGTACTTGTTTTGGTAGAGCCGTCAGTTGCTAAGAGTCCCGCAATAAACCCTCTAGCATACTCTGGAGTAACTTGTAAAGACGGTAACTCTTTGTAGGATAACGGTTGTAGTCCTATTTTGTACCCTGTCTTTATAGTACGTACAGTGTCATAAGACCTTACTGCACCTCCTCCTACAACAATCTCCACAACTTCGTTCTCAAACCAATTAACTAATTCTTGTTTTTTTGGTCCTATTAAACATACGTGACTATAGTTTCCTGAGGAAGTGCCGTCGCCGAAAATTATACCGTGCTTCACTCCCTCAGAGTCTGTTTCTATGTTAGTATTAGGTAATGTTAGTGGTATCCGTTTTACTTCTAGAGTATTTACTCTACTCCCATCCGCCTGCCACCATCTGTGAGTGGCTGTAGCATCCACGAACTCTCCGTTAGACAATGATAGTCTATACAAAGTATCTTTACCAACTTTTTTAACTACTCCGTACTCCCACTTGCTGAACCTGTTTAAAATTTTTACTTGTTTATCTTCTTTACTGTCTAATCGGAAGATCCCTTTGTCGGTTACGAACTCAGTCTCTCCGCTGAAGCAATTGTTAACTTGGTGAAGAGATCTTCCAGCTGAGTATAAATACCGTCCTCCTGGAATAAATTTTCTATCTACCATTAACTGAGTTATTTTTTCTTTATCTTCTGTACTTAGTAACTGTCCGCACACATTGTCTACTACTCTATTGCAAGTCTGTTCCCAAGTCTCCTGCCCATTCATACTATACTTCTGAAGGTAAATGTTATGACTGAAAGAATTGTCCCATACGTCATATTTAGCTGTCATCTCCACTCCTTATAAAGTTAGTTAATTGTTTAATCGTTCCAGTAATCTTCTACTTCCGAAGGAGTGAGGTCTTCTGCTTTCTCAACTACCTTCTTACTATTTTCAATATCCTCAATCTTCTTTGTTAAGTCTTTGTCCTGATCTCTAAGGTCTTTAATACCTGAGTCGAGGTTGTCTGATTCTACTTTAGTTTTGTTCAGTCTATTCTCAGCCTCACTAGCTACCAGACCGTCGCTCTTGCTTTTAAATAAGAAAGCTAATACTCCTCCAACTAGCAGTAGGAAATACATCCCATAGTCTTTAAGTTTATTCAGCATTTTTAGCCTTCTTTGATACAATACCCTTCTCGTTCACTCTCATCTCTTCGTAGTAAACTCTGCCAGACTGAATAATATTTTTAATAGTTCTCTGGTTCTTAGATGCTTTAGAGTTTCCTGATTTAACTTCTAGAAAAACTATTCTTCCAGCGTCTAAATCGTATACCACGTAGTCAATTGGGTTGCCTTGGAAGTGCATAGACTTAGGGTCGTAAGCACATCCGTCTAAGAACGGTACTAGATTCTCTGTTATCTGACCTAACCTAGTTTCAGAGGATTTCTTTTGCGAGAGTAGTGTTTTGTATTTGTCTCTCTCTGCTTCCAATGTTAGTAGCGCAACCTCAGCGTCCAACAAAGCCTCCCCAGCTTTTATGTTGGCTTCTTGTCTCTCTAAATCATTCTTTAGAAAGGCGTCTATTGCTACCATTATTAGTAATAGTACTACTATAATACCAGCGAATAAAGCTAGTGATGTTCCTGCACCCATCATAATTATCTCCCTGCCTGACCTATAGCGTAACCTGCCGCTACTGTCGTAAGTACTCCGCCTGCGAACAATACCCAGTCTTTGTAGTTTGTGTTGGTACGAATTTTTATTAAAGCTGTCGTACTTCTCTCAGCTTCCTTGCGCCATAACTCTGACTTCTGATTTTCTTTGTCAGCAACTTTAATCAACAGTTCGTACTTAGTTTTGTACAAGTCAGTCAAATCTTCTTGTAAACTTAGTCTACCTTTAATATACTTTAGGGTATATTCACCTTGCCTTGCTTTATGTTCTGCTTCAGGACTGAACAAATACCCAGTGCAAGGAGCTACTTCACCTCTACCCAAACTTGTCACATTCTTCTCACAACTTATAGCCATGTCAGAAAATACCAACGAAAGAAGCACTAATAAATATTTCATACTACCCTCTTTTTTTCTTACGCTTAGCTCTAACTCTAGCTAGTACGATCTCTTCTTCGTAAAAAGCTTTGAACCTTTTGGTAATTTTTATTTTTGGTCGGTGGTTGTTGTTGCCTGCTGCTTTTGCCGCCTCTTCCCTAATCAAGTTTAGGTGCTTCAGTTGAGCCTTCAAGGACTGCTCCCATGCAGCAAAGCTTGCTTTCCCTGACAACTTGATAGCCATCGGAGGAGTTTTGTTAGTACCTTGCTTAACAACTCTGGTGATCGAATCTGTCATTTTGATTCTCCTTTAGGTTTGGTGTTGGTAGTAGCTCTTCTCATAACGTATATTCCTCCCAATGCTGCCATAGCCATTGAGTAAGAAGTTCCAGTAAATACTTCCATGGTTTGTCCGAACAATTCCATACCACTGACCAGTAGTTTAAGATTAACTAGTGCGAATCCTACTACAAATGCTGTGACAGTTACGGACTTGTTACCTGAAGTGTCTTTCAAAGTTATTTTATTTAACATATTGATCTAAAGCTCCTAGGTGAGGATTAACTTCGTAATCTCCCATGACTACCTTGCCAACTCCATACTTCTTTGTCCAACCTAAACCGATAGCAATAGCGTCGTACAGATCAGAAGGAGTAGTTCTTTCTTTGCCTGTTATATTTGAAATAGATCTTTCAGGTATTTCATACAACTCTAGAACAACTTCTTTTGTAGGAGCTTTATAATCTCTTTTATTTTTGCCGTTTTTATCTAAAGTTATTGTAGGTTTAATTCCCAGCTGAGATCTCCAAGTCTGAGGAAGGATGGAGGAGACAGACACTCCGTTTTCTTCCGCAGCAACCTTCACTACCCCCATCATCTCAGGTAATACTTGAACGCCTACCATTTTTTTAGGGTTGATTGAGTATTGCTCAGACACAATGTAATCAACTTGGCCTACTACCCAGAAGTACTGACTAATAGCTTTGAACAAGTACGAGTATTTCTCTTGGTCTTTCCACTTCCTATCGAGCCATAGACTACCACAACTAGATAACTGACAGGTCTTGTCAGCAAAGTTTACTTTCATTATAGAGTAGCCCGTACAAGCCGAGCTAACGTCTAAGAATAGTATGTTAACTTCTTCAACTTTTTGTCCAATATTTATATCGTCCTTAACGTCTTCTACCGTCTCTAATTTTCCCATACTGCTCTCTCCAATCATTCTCTAGTTTTAGTGCCAACTCCTCGTTGCCATCTTTCCTAGCTTTTTTAATGTCCTTACGTAAACATCTCTCAACATTATATTTACGTAGCTCTTCGTAATGCTCTATTCTAGTGTCTATCATTTCAACTTTATCTTGTTTAGATTTCATATCACTACCGTAGTGTACGTACATCCTCTCCAAAGTCTTTCTAAGCATTCTCTGACTAACGGTTTCATTATTTGCCAAAGCAATAAGCTCTCGCATAGACCCTAAGGCATCCATGTAATCTTCTTTAGAACCTCTTTTACTGACTTGGTTGATCTTTTGTTTTACTGTGGACAACCCTTCAGAATATTTTCTTTGGGTATCTGACTCAAAAATAATTTGGTTAGGTCTTGAGGTGTAGTATTGTAACTCTTTGTCTAGATCTTTCTCCAAGACATTTTGATCTACCCAGAACTTAATCAACACATAGTTATCAACGAACCAGTTTATTATTTTTTTCATAGTGTGTCACTTATTAGTTTAGAAAGAGCACTTCTCTCATTTTTGATTAATTCTATGTGACTGCTTAGATCACTGTTCTTAATCCTAGTGCTGTTGACTAACTTTGCTAGGCCAGTGTCTTCCGCCTTACCTCTTCTATCTATCTGCTCAAAACTACCAGTTAGTATCAAGGCACAGTCTTCTCCTAGTCTAGTCCCGAGCATTCTAAGCTCATAAGGAGACAGTCCTGCAATCTCATCAGCCCATACTAAAGTTCCAGGAGGAAAAGAAATACCTCTCATCAACTGTACTGGTAAGTATTCTATCTCACCCTTCTCCATCATCATGTCAATGTAAGCTCCGTCATCACCCATAATAGCTTTAAGAGTATACAAAAAACTTGCAGTGTGGTTGGCGAATTTTTCTTCAGCAGATCCTGGAAATAGTCCCAAAGTTTTTCCTACTTCGTCAGTAGTTCTGGTTAGAACTAACTTATTGTAAGATTTTTTGTTCAGTAACATCTCTAACACACAGGCTGCAGTTATGTAATTCTTTCCTGTACCTTCTTTACCAGTAACTATCTTTAACTTTACGTCGTCGTCCAACAACATTCCCATAGCAAGGGATTGTTCAGTGTTTTTTGGTCTAACTCCAAAGGCTTGAGTAAATGGTATCTTCTCTATGAAATTACCTTTTACAATTCCGTGCTGCTTCTTGCCTTCGGATTTTAATACTACTCCCATATTAGGATAAAACGTTTTGTCCTTGTTGTATCCAGACAAACTAATCTTGCCGTCTTCGTACCACTGCTGCCAATCAGTTTCTTTTACATCTAATACCAATACACCAGAGTAAACTTCCATAAATATTCCTACTTTATTTCTGTTTTTAGTTTAGTAGCTACCACCAATACAATTTCTAAAGCATCAGCCACGTACATTTTATTTCCAGTCTCTTCTGTATAATTCTTACACAAATACCTAACAATGTCAAACAATTTATTAGATAAGTGTACTTTGTCTACACAAATATCGCAATCACAGTACCCTTCTTTTTCAGCAGTTAGCATACACTGTTTGAACCTCTCCAAAAAATTCTCTGGAGATTTGAAAGGAGCTGGTACTTCTGACTCGGTTATTTTCTTCTTACTGAAGATGTTGTATAGATTATCCATTAGTATTGGTAGATCCGAAACCACCGATTCTGTCTACTCCAGATATTTCAATGCCATTTCCAGATAAATACTCTGCTCCTGACAGCACTAACTGTGCCACTCGTTCGCCAACCTTAATCTCGTACGGCTCAGAACCTAAATTCAGAAGGAGTACTCCGATCTCATCAGGGTAATCAAGGTCAATAGTTCCTACTCCATTAGCCAATATGATGTTGTGTTTGTACGCCATAGAACTTCTTGCTCGTACTTGAATCTCCCCCAGCATGTTTGACTCCAAATCATAATCGTCAATCCACAGTCCTGTAGGCACTGCCACTACCTTGTTAGGGGGTAGGGTAATGTTTGCTGTACTTACTACATCCAAACCAGCTGACATCCCTGTTTGATAGCTTAGTATAGTTCCTGTTTTGTTTTTAAGACTAACTCTCATTCTGCTCTCCTATCTCAATATCACCCCAACTGTCTTTGTGAGTGTCTTTGTAATGTTTGATCGCTGTTGCATCGTTCGGTATGATCTCATCTGCTGTGATAACAAATTCTCCTGCCATCGACACAGCTCCAGAGTGGTTCTTCTCTGTAGTTATTTTGGACACTATGCCAAACTTAAGTTTTCTTCCTTCCTTAATAGCTTCTAGTTTTTTAGTTCTAGCAGTTTTGATTATTAAGGTACAAACGTAGTAAGGTTTTTCCCCACCGTAAGGAACAAAAGAAGTCATTCCCCCAGGGAATGTGGGAGGTTTGTTGTAGCCGCTGTTGATAAATACGGCTCCTACTTGCTTTGGGCAAGGCTCTTTCCTAGTGTCGTTGATCTTCTTAGAAAATATTCTTAAGTTTGCTGACAATACTTTACTAGCCACCATCATAGTCTTAGCTCTAGTTAGCTTACCTGTCTTTGGATCTTTTTTCACTTCTTGCCGGCTAATGGTGTTGCCTATTGAGTCCCAGAAGAACATAATATTTTCTGGCAAAACTCCTGAGTGCATATCTTGTATCCTAGCTTCCATAAACTCGAACACATCTTCCATGTACTCTAACCCAGAGTGTACTATAGCATTGTCTTTGTTGAAACCCATAGACGCTGCTCTATCCCAGTCTACCTTACCTTCAGTGATAATTAGGATAGGTAATATTCCTTGTTGTTGAGCTTTTGCAGCAGCGTGAAACAACAGGCTGGTCTTGCCTGTGTCACTCTTGCCGTAAATCTGTGTTATATGTCCTAGTTCAAATCCAGGTTGACCTAACACTGATTGCAAACACTCGTCCAACACTACATACTTAGACTTCTTTAAAGGAACTTCATCAACTCCTATAGAATCTTTGTACGATTGTAAGTTGAATTTCTTTACCATTTAATATCCTTTGTGGACTACTCTGTTAACGTTGTTTAGAATCTTTTGTTTACGTTCGTTAATGCTAGTGATAATTTCGTGGTTTTGAGCAGCAGTTAAGACGTTGTCTTGATACCCGTCAGACTCTAGTAGGGGGCTGATATCAACCTCCTGCTTAATAACTCCAGTGTTCAAAGGACACTTATCTCTAGTGGTGATTAAATCGATCCTATATCCTTGTTGAAACCAAATGTCATGATAGTCTACAGTACCTTGCAAACTAGAGGCACAGGTTGCGTTTACAATGACATCGGCAAAGCCCTGTTTAATGCAGTCCGCTCCTTGACACCAATATTCATTCTCAATCAAGTTTCTATAAGACTTTAGAGTGTGCGTTCCTCTAGTCCTACTAACTGCAGTCTCTTCCATCACAGAGACCCTACGTAACCAAAAAGAGTACCTAGAATCTAATTGTCCTGGAAACTCTCCAAAGAAGCCTCCTCTTGCTTTGTGACTCATTAAAGTACCTTCTCGTTGAATGAGTCTAGTACCTAAACCTTGTACAGTTTGAAATCCCATAGACGCAGCAAACAATGTAATGGTTCGCACAGGTCTTTTGAGGTTCTTTAAGTTTTCTATTAACTCAAGACCTGCAGAGATAGAACCTCCTCCAGAATCTAAAATTAGATAGATGGGAGCTTTGGTAGGCAGTAGAGCATCTAGTTCGTGAGCCTTTTGCATAACCTTAACCACTGATCCGAAATAAAAATAATCTCTCATACTAATAGTATTGTTCTCAGTTAAAGTAACTTTTACTGTTCTCGCTTCTGCAAATGTAGACAACATTAGTAAGAAGGCTGTTAATAATAATTTTTTCATTGTTTTCCTTAAATGTTTGAGGCTAATAACTGCTCATTTAAATCTGTTTTGAGCTGCTGATCATTACCGTTGATTACTACTGCTGCGAAGGTGTCAATGAACTCATTGATATCATACGCATCGGATCTATTGTTGTTAGAGTTTCTAATAAAAACTAAGTCCTCTTGAAGAGCTTCATAAGCCTCTGCCAAATCTGTACTAAGTTCTAAAATTGCTGGGTTCTTACTCAAAGACAAGAACCTAATAACTTGGTTCACTGTCACTGTTCTATGGTTGTTGGTAGAGTCTCCTATAGCCAACTTAATGTCGTCTGTGTCGTACCTGTTTAATACTGATATTAGATTGTTAAAAAAGATTTTATATTTTGTCATACTTATCCTCCATAAATGACATATTTAGTACGTTCCTCAAGGAACTGTTGATACACTATTTTACAAACATTTCATACAGAGACTTCTTAAGTCTATTCTTAGGAGAAATCCCCAGCTCAGACAAAATCTTCTCGGCTTCATTCAAAGTAGCGCCTGCGTCATCCAGTCCGACCACTTTATCTTTGTTGACTTCCACTTCAATAAAGCGAGCCTTTTCTCTAAGCTCTTTGTCGTATACTATGTAGTAAACAAAGTTGATGTTATCTAACCAAAAGATACTACAAGTTTTGTAGATTCTAAAGTTCTCTTTGTAGCCATCTAAAGCTACGTACTTGGAAACTATCTCTTCAGTAATTAGAGAAGGATCTAATGGTAGGTCTATCTCTACTCGTTCCCAATTATTGTTAGTATTTACCTTACGCTTCTTAGTAAGCTCTGGAGTGTTGCCTGATCTATACCGTTGAAAGCTCTCAGGCTCTCCCTCTTTAGTATAGTACCTATCCCAAGACGATACGTCCAACCTCTTCTCAACTTGTAACGTCTCCATAAGAGTGCAGAACTGGGTAAGTCCCACTCCGTCAGCTTTGTACTTATATTCTATCTCTCTAAAACTCATGACTTCTCCTTTCAAGTACTAATAGTCTCATACTTTCAAAGACTTGTCAAGGTGTTTTTGTAATACTTTTAGTAATTTTGTTTGTTGTTGTATATCTAGCACAACCTCAGCCGAAGTGCTTCTCAACCCAAACATCATTTTTACGCCTTGGATGACTCTGTGGTGAAAGTAATCAGAAGGTATATTTAATACCTCTACATAAATTTCTTCGTCACCGTCTATACTAGACACTCTAATGGAGTGGGTTATTGAACTACAAATGCAAGTTAAGTATTCCATCAGTGACTCTCCGCCATGTTCTGAGCTATCTCAGGCTCTGCTATAAAAGGTACAGAAATTTTAGTAGTATTCTCCATACAATCTTGTATTATCTTAAACACTTCCTCTAACTCATTTTCAGGACAATCCACAATCAGTTGGTCGTGAACAGGGAGTATCATTCTAGCCTTATAGTTGCCTGCAGTAAATCTTCTAGCTATAGCTATCATAGCTCTGTTTAACACATGAGCTGCTAGACCTTGGATAGAAAAATTCTTAGCGTTGTTCAATCCATTCTTAAACTTACGTCTCACGTCGAGCAGACGGTTCTGGCTTGCCCAGTTGTAATCAAGTATATCTATTCCATAGATTGCGTAGATACTTTTAACTTTGGGAAGATGCCTTACTCTACCGAACATGGTAGTGACTTTACCAGTAGTCATGGCCTCGTGTTCTTGGTTTTTCATATAAGTCTTAAGGCCTGGGTAAGTACTTAGGTACTTGTTTATGACAGATTTGGCCTCTTTGTTAGAGCATTTCATAGCCTGTGATATACGTCCAGCCTCAGCTCCGTACGGCACGGCCAAACAAAACACTTTTGACTTCTGCCTATACTCTGGGTCCACTTTTTTTAAGTAGTTTTTGTCGTTAGGGTTTGCACTAATGTTTTTTAAGTCGAACACATCAATAGCAATTCTACTATACATGTCCTCACCTTTAGCCCAAAGATCTATTAGGCCTTTGTCCCCACTTACCGCACTAAAACACCGAGGCTCTAAAGCACTATAATCAGTGTCGATTAAACTGTGTCCCTCACTAGCAATAAAGCCTGCTCTAATAGCATTAGTATACTCCTCAACTACAGTGGTAATTTTGTCTGGAGGCCTTGGCAAGTTGTTCAAGTTAGGATTCTTGCAAGCGTATCTCCCACTAGTAGTCCCAAACTGTAGTAGAGATGCGTATATTCTTCCGTCAATCTGTCTGTCTAAAATACCCATAACATAAGTACTATAAAGCTTAGCCAGCTTCTTTAAAGTTAGTAAGTCGTCTATGATTGGCAAACCTCCTGCAAAAGATTCCAATACCTCTACGTCCACTTGAGGCTTACCTCCGTCAGTAGTTTTTCTAGGGTCTTTAGGAAACTTATGAATTTGGAAGATCAAATGTGCTATATGATCAGTACTATTTAAATTGAATACGTGGGTTTTGCCCACATTCATAGACTTGTTAAAGTACATCTTCTCTTGAGCGTATCTCAAGTCTCTATTAGTTACACAAAGTTCTCCAGCTGCATTAGATAACTTACCTTTAGTAAAAGTTTTCTTCAGAGGGACTAAACCTGATAACCAATCGTAAAAAGGTTTGAACTGAGGGGTTGTCGTGGCCTGTTTCTCTAATGCTTTCGCCGCCAAAGAATAACTGCCAGTTTTTCTGTTTATTGGTAAAGGCACTCCTAATACTCCAGCTAAAATTTTAGGAAAGTTTCCTTTGTTTTTTACTGGGCAGTCTTTATTTAGTATACTCTGGACAAAATTATACACGTCCTGCGCAACATCTTTTTGTATCTTGGTGGTAAGAGCAGTCATGTCTGTTTCAATGTCGCTTTTTAGTTTCTCGAAATGAGCTACATCTATACGCACTCCCACCTCTTTCATAGGGATCGTCACTTCTTTGTACAAAGGCATCACTTCTTCTTTATAGAAGAGGTCGTGAAGTCCTTCTGAAATCAGTTTTGCTTGGTAGATATTGAATAGTTCTAGAGTAAGTAGTACGTCCCAACAACAATATTTACCTAGTATCTCTGTAGGAGCTAAGTACATATCCTTTTGAGCTTTCTTCCAACTTCCTCCAGCGGCCAACACAGCCTCTTTGAGGTCGTCTTGAGCTGAGTCTGCCCACTCTCCTAACTCACGTACTCCTATTTCTTTCAGGGCAAACGGACGCTCTTCGTCTATAGAATGTTTTAAGAGTATGGTATCACTATAAATAAGAGGAGTTAGATTTAGGGTAGTTTCATTACGAAATACTATAGTATCGAAAGAGATATTATGTCCGATTAATTTAGACTTAGTACAGATGCTTTCTATCCAATCAGCTATCTCTTTTCTCTGCGAAACACTCCACACATGAGATCCGTCAGGATTTCTCCATGCTATGTAGAAAGCTTTTTTAAGATTAAAACATAAGCCGATACCATATACGTTGGCTATTTTTTCTATAGGACTATCAGTCTCAAGGTCTAGTACTACTAGATCTGGAGAGATAGTTTCATAGTAAGTGTGAAGTCTTTTTAATAGAGGTAAGGAATCAATCATGTGTGTTGTGGCGTTTTGCAAAGTTATCCTCCCAATTTCATCAATACTATTCCTAGTATACCGAATAGTAATCCTAGTGTGTTCAGTCCAGTAAGCTTAATATTAAATAGTAACAAAGGTAATAATAAAAATGCTGCTGCAGCCATGCCGTCCCAAACCATAGCAGCCAAGAAAGTAGCTTTTCCAGAGGTTATTTTAGCTATATAAAACCACAACAAAGCTCCTAAAGAGTTTAGTCCTACTCCTAGGGGATAATAATACCACTTGTCCTGTATAGAAGGTTCGTAACTTACGTAGGCTTGTCCTAGAAGTCCTACAAAACCTAGTATAAATGCTAACAACATTAATTCGCCTTACGTCAATAAAATTTCGTCTGCCAATCCCATATCAACTGTCTCCGCAGCTGTTAAAAACTTATCAAAAGCTATTTCAGACTGCAGCTTCTTTCTGGTATAGTTAGGCTTCTTAATGTGAATCTTTTCTAAATACAAATCTTCCATCCATTTATCAAATTTCTTACCTTCTTCTGCCCACTTATACACGTTTAGTGTGTGGTCGTTGTGACCCCAAGTACCGTAATGCAACATCATCCTAGAGTTTTCTGTCATAATTCTCCAGTCGGCAGCTTGTAGAATAATACTGCCCATAGACATAGCATGTCCTAACACTTTTATATGAACCTCGCTACTACACATTTTAATAGCATCATAAATAGCCAGTCCGTGATACTCGTCTCCTCCTGGATTATTCATTATAATATTTAAAGGAGTATCTGGCTTGGTCTTATCCAATAAATGCAGACCTTTGATTACCATCTCCGCCATCAAGAAATCGGTACCTGTCTCTCCATGTTCTTCAGAAGAATCTGCAGACCCTAAATACAAAGTCTTTGTAGGAAGGTGAATATTATAATCAAAAAACCTATCTATGTCGTCTCTATTGTAAGTACTAGACATGTAAAGCTCCTTTTGATTCTTTTAGAATATTTAATAATCTGTAGTAAACCTCTGCAGTGACAGCTACGTCTGTGGCAGCGTTGTGCAGGTGTTCTCCTTTTGGTATTAATACTCCTAAAGAGTTTGCCAATTCTCCTAGAGATACGCTGCCTTCTTTTAGCATACCAGCTTTCATCATAGTTCTGGCCAAGGAACAAGTATCTTCTACTCTATAACTGACCACTTGGTCCCAGCCAGTTATGTTGTATGCTTTTAGCGTGGTTTTTATAAATCCTATATCAAAATTTACATTATGCCCACATAAATGAGCTTTCTTCATATCTAATTGCAATAACCAATCTATAAAACCAATAACCGCTTTTGACTCTTCTTCTCCCTCAGTCATAGTGTCTTCGAGATTTTGTTCAGTTATCTTTAACGCTCCCAAGCTGATAGACTTTTGAGGGTTTGGCACTGCTTTAAGTTTTTCGTAGAACTTGGCCACTACCATACCGTCAACGTGGTATTCTGCTGCAATTTGAGTGATCATATTAACACTATTATCTACTCCAGTAGTTTCTAGATCAATAAACAAAGTTTTATCCAAGGTAACTGTCATAACTTCCTCCTAATCCGTAAGCTTCTAACGCCTCTGCCAAAGATCTTTCTGAAGATTTTCCAGAAGACTTTTTGATAGTCTCAGCCGAAGATAATACTTTAGTGAATTTTTTTCCTGCTAACTTACGTGCTAACAGTAACACTCGTTTGTCTAGGTCTTTTTCCATAATAAGTTTCCCATATTTGGCAATTCATTTTAAAAAAATAATCGTTCCCCGCTTGAGATTATAACAGTCCTAATTTCTTTAGGGGAGTTTTTATGTCATTGATATGTATTTTGTCCAAAGGAACTTGAAAAAATAGCTCACCTTTATATACATACTTGTTAGGCACTTCTGTACAAGGAGATTTTAACATATCCTCACTAGTAACTGCTATGAACGAGGTTAAGTCGAAATTCCACATTATAAACACTGTAGGATCTGCCAGTTCGCAGAACTTCCGCTTTCTTTCTGGAAACTGTACTGTTGGGTATTGGAAGGTGTCTCCTTTCCATACACGCTTTATTTCAGTTTCTATATTAGCTACTACGTCGCCTTTTACGAATAGTTCCATATCTACTGCTGTGTGAGACTCGTGCTCCACAACTTCGAACTTTTTGTTCCAAGGTAGGCTAAATAAATTCTCTACAGCCTCTTTTGCCACTCTGTCATTAGCCAGCCATAAATCTCTATCAAATGCTTTTCTAACTGTCACTTGTCATCCCTCCATCTGTAGAATACTGGGTGTCTAAGACTTCCGTCTTTGGTTTCGTCCATATACTTGATTTCTGCTGTTCTTCCGATATACAGGCTTTGGTTTTGGAAGATCTCTTGGCGATCTTTGTCAGTAAAACCAGTACCAGCCCTAACGGTGATATCATCAGTAATATCCATGATAATACCTCCAGCCATTCCAACATGTTTACCTTTACCTTCAAAAATACCACTTACTACAAAATCTCCAGTTTTCATCGGTTTTAGTTTTTGGACTCGTCTATCTACTCCGACTCTTCCCCATTTATAAAGTCCGTCTTCGTCCTTTATCATAGCACCTTCTAACCCTGAAGTCAAGAACTCTTTGTAAAGCTTTATTAGTTCGGAGGACGAATTTACTGTGTCTGTAGGAACGTCCAATACTTTAGAATAGTCTGCTATAGAGTTGACTACTTTTCTCAATAAGGTCAGCCTAGAAGCGTAAGGCAGGTCACAGGAGCGACTTTCCCAATCTTCCAATGGTACAGCATCAAACACTCTAAACTGTAGCTTACAAACGATCCTACAGTCTTCTGTGGTCAGTACCGACTGAGTAGTGGAGAAGTCTACTCCTGCTACATACAGCTCTCCGTCTAATACTACGTGAGATGTTTCTAAACTACTAAAATACTCATCTAAATACTTATTACGGAAGGGTTTACCTGTCCTAGATACAAACCCCACTTCTGGAATGTAAGTAGCTCTAAATCCGTCGTACTTAGGTTGTACTAACGCTGGATAATTTACGTTAGTTATTTCTGCTAGTTTTGAGGGAGCTAGCATTACCTCATGTTTTTTCAATTCCAACTACCTTTAGTTGTTTTTACTGTTTCAAAGTCTTGTCTCTCTTGTTTGTAGTCTAATAACTCTCTAGGACTCATGTCTCGGATAACTCCTTTAGCTCCGTCCCAATGGAGTACTTCTTCTTTCTCCACTCCAAGGCGATTCTTAGCTAAGAACAGTCTACACACGTCATCCTCTTCTGGATTACCCATGAAAGGTCTCCACATAGTTATAAGGTTGGTAGAACTTTCTTCCCAATCTGAAGAGTCTTTGGCTACTCGCTTAGTTCGTAAAGGAGTGGCTCCATTCCCACTTATCCTACTAACTTGTGATATCCAAATCCACGCTGCGTCAGTGTCCACTGCCACTTCCGTAGATTTTAGAGCATTGTACTTGGCATTTGCATAAGTATCTGAATATTGTCCTGTCACTCTAGAAGCGTAGTCTACGAGCACTAGTTTAATCTTACAGTTATTACGTTCTTCCAAGCTTAGTACTTTATCTCTCATCTGCTCTATAGTTAGAGTAGCAGAAAAATCGAAGAAAGTATTTTTATATTTTGCTGCGATAGCTTTTTTAATCTCCTCTATTTTAGAGGTATTTTTATTTTTATAAAACCCAAGAATCTCATCTTGTCCGTACGGAGTTAGTTTTTGTGCTAATTTTAAATACACTAAATTTTTGTTCATATCTAAACTAAAGAACATGGTAAACTGGTCGCTGTCGTTGACAGTCTCCATAATATTTAGTGCAAGGGTTGTCTTGCCGCTATTATGCAGTACGTTAAAATATTGGTCT